AATCAACAATCACCCAACAGGTGGTTACTGCAAAGGTAGTGAGATTTGTTGGTGATTGCAACAAAATGAAGGTTAGAGTTATGAGAAGAAACAAATACATAATTCAAGTGCCTTATGGCGCGAAGACAGAGATTGCCAAGAAAATTGGAATCCGAAAGGAGTATGTGAGCCGTGCGTTGCGGTACGACAGTGAGACCGCTCCGAGCCAGATGCGTATTCGTGATATTGCGATGAAGGAGTTTGGCGGACGTTTGGTTAAGTTGGTTTACTAAAGATAGATAGAATGCCATGACACTGAGTGAAGTAAACAGATTGATAAAGGAGTCGGTGCAGATAGGTGTGATGCAGGCAATAAAGACTTACGAGCCTGCTCGTGACTGCATAAGGGCTTCGGAGTTGCGTGCCTGGCTTTCGTTGAACAAGATTGACTATGGTTTGTTCAGACGGTTGGAGGAGGCTGGCCTTGTGAAGAAGGTGAAGCAGGGCAATGGCACGAACTCGCCGATGGTGTATTCGAAGGCTGAGGTGAAGCAGGCTGTTGCGACGAGCACGGTGTGCGGTTGGCTGGCTGATGGTAGTATAGATAAAAACTGATGGCGTATGGACAAGATGGACAAGAAAGAGACAATGCGGATTAAGTCGATAGAGCGCAAGGCTTACGAGGTTTACAAGGAGGTTGATGCGCTTGTAGGACAGCTGCAGAGAGAGAATGTTGATTGGGAGATAATTGACGAATTGAAAAGTACTCGTGATGCCTCGTGTGATGTGGTTGACGCGTTGCAGTATGTGAGGGAGGAGTATGGTGATAATGAGTATTGATATGGCTATGACAGACAAAGATAAAGAGCTCGTGCAGTTGGCAAGGACGTACACGTACTTTGATGTTTGCAAGGTGGTTGACATGAAGAAGATTGCTGACACTGATGAGGCGAGAAGAGAATTGAGTATGATAGCATCTTCGTTGTATCACGAAGAAGAGTGGTACGCAGGATTGTTATAACACATAATAAAAAGACTGGTAAGATGAAGGATACGATTAAAGATGTGATAAAGGCACTTGTGTTTGGTGCTGTGATTATAGCTGGCCTGGTGTATGCTGGCCGCAGTGACTACCGCGATGCGGTGGTGACTGAAATGAAAAATAACGGTACGTACTACTCCATGCTGCATGAGCACCCCGACTGGACTGAGGGTCAGATGGTGGAGGCGTATGTTGACAAGGAATAATGATTGCTTAGTGAAATAACTACTTTGTGTGTTACAACTGTGGCCCGCTCAGTCTGTGAAGATATGGCGGTGCCGCGTACAAAGGCACTGTGCGGTTCGTGATGAATAGTGTGTGCCGTTCTGCCATGGCTTGATGTTTGGACATGGTTCGGCATGATGCTGTGGCAGTGGTTGGATTTAAGTTGATACTTATCTATTACACAGAGGCGTTGTATGGTTCGTGATGAATAGTGCACGCCGCCCATGCAGGTGATAGGCCGTTAATCGGATAGGCGGCAAGGAGACAGTGCATTGGACTCGCCATCAGTAATGATGCTGGATAGCCTTGGTGACGAGTTTGGTTTTTGCGTGACATAGGACATTATGGGGTTCGACTCCCCTCGCCTGCACGACAACAAGATTACTAACAATTAAACGAAAGACAATGGAACAACAGACAACTCAACAACAGGTGGTGGCTATGGCCAGCCCTCAGGAACAAGAGATACAGCTGCTTAAGATAAAGCAGGACACAGAATTTGCTGCCACTCCGGTGGGTCAGCAGGTGAAGCAGTTTGAGGCGACAATGCGTATTGCCAAGATGTATGCGATGTCGAGTTTTATCCCCGACTCGTATAAATACAAGAATCGTCAGCCTCTTGACATGAATAGTGTGATAGCTAACTGCACAATCGCCTTGGAGATGGCCACGCGAATGCAGGCCAATCCGCTGATGGTGATGCAAAACTTATATATCGTTCATGGCCAGCCGGCATTCAGCAGCAAGTTTTTGATAGCTTGCATCAATGCGAGCAAGCGTTTTTCTCCTCTCCGCTATGAGTTTAGGGGTGATGAAGGCACAGAAGATTATGCTTGCAGAGTCGTAGCCTACGAGATAACCGACACCAAGCACAAAGAACCGCTATGTGGTGACTGGATAAGCATCAAGATGGCAAAGGCCGAAGGTTGGATTGGCAAGACTGGCAGCAAGTGGCTGACGATGCCGAGCCAGATGTTGCGATACAGAGCTGCCGCCTTCTGGCAGAGGACGTATTGCCCGGAGATAAGTATGGGCTTGATGACTGCCGAGGAGGCTCAGGACAGTTATGTGCCTTATGAGGAGGTAAAGCCGCAGCCGGTGTCGTCGGTTCCGACAGACGAGATAGGGCGTCCTTCGCTGACGGAGCTTGCCGCTCGCACTGCTCAGCAGCAGACTGGTGAGGCGCAAGTTTGTCCAGAGGCTACTGAGTCGAACCCTTGGGGCGATGCAGAGGAAACAGATGTTGAAGGTGTAAAATCAGAAGGCAATGTATGACAACAAGAATCAGAACACGTTAGAGTGGTTCCGCCAAAGGCTGGGTAATATTACTGGTTCGGCGGTTGGCAACTTGATGGTGAAGCCCAGGGCGAAGGGCGAGACATGGAGCCAGACGGCTTTGTCGTACTTGAACCAGGTGGCTTTTGAACGTGCGATGAACCCTTTGGTGGTGGAAAATGATGACCTGTTTGCGCAGTATGTGGCGTTGAATGAAGTGAAGAGCAAGGCCATCACTTGGGGCCACGCGATGGAGGGCGAGGCCGCGCACCTGTTTGCGGTGATGTTCAAGAGTTTGTATGGCAGCACGAATCATGCGCCTTATGAGCTTGAATTGATAGAGCCATCGTCGGTGGTGTGCAAGGATTTGCCCCATTTTGCGAGTTCTCCGGACCGCATGTTTTTCAACCCCGAGACTGGCGAGGAGTGTGCTGTAGAGATAAAGTGCCCGCAAGGCCAGTCGTTTGCGAAGTTTGTGAATGGTGTGTTTTTGCAGTCGTCGCATGAGAGCCAGCTTGAAGGTTTGAAGAAGTCAGATGGCAACTACTATTGGCAGTGTTATGCCCACATGCTGGCGACTGGTGCGACAAAGACCTACTTTGTGGTGTACAACCCGTTTATGCAGAAGCCAATTTTTGCACTTGAGATTGCTCGTGATGAGGCTGTGATAGATGAATTGCGTGCCAAGATATGTGCTGGCAATGCGTATGTGGACGAGTTGGCAGGCCGCATAACCGGCAAGAGTTGAAGTTGATGGCAGAGTTATACGTTCTTAGAGGTGCGGACGGTGGTTTGATGCCATGCTATGCGGAAGATGCCGCGCAGATAGAGCGTCTTGTCAGAGGGCGTGTGTACCTTGTAAGAGTGTATGAAGCCCGCAATGTTCGCCTTCACCGTAAGTACTTTGCGCTGATAAATGCAGCCTGGGGAGCCTGTGGTGAGGTGTGGCGGAAGAAGTTCCGTAACAAGGAGAACTTCAGACGGAGTGTCACTCTGCTTGCCGGTTATACGGACCATGTGTATAACGCCCGCAGTGGTGAGTGGGTAGAGATGCCGCGAAGCATAGCCTTTGACCGCATGCGTGAAGATGAGTTTGAGCAGTTGTATGATGCGACGGTGAGGATTATCAGAGCGCAGTTTGCGCCAAGTGGCAAACTTGCGAGAGAGGCTTTTGAGGAGGAGATAAAGGAATTTTGAAAAAAAAGGAAGGAGGGCGCAGCCAGGAAGGTATGCAGCGGCGTATCACTCATATAAAAAAGACGATAGCGCATTTCGTCGGCCCTTCTTCCTTGATATATAAAAGTTGATGAGTTGAGGAGTTGGAGTTTTTAAGTTGAAGAGTTGAAGAGTTAAGAGGTCGGTTTAAGTGGTTGAACTCGCAGAGGTAACTTCATAAACTTGTAAACTCTTAAACTCATCAACTTGAAGGTAAGCTCATAAACTTGTCAACTCGTCAACTAATAAAAAACAAGTGACTAATTAAAATGAAGATAAATGAGAGAGCAAAGCAGGCTGGACCAGATGAGGCGCCTGGCTAATGAGGGTGTTCCGCGCATGCGCCGCCACCCCCATGATGAGGAGCACCAGTTGCAGGTGGCCTGTGTGCGTTGGTTCCGGTTGCAATATCCGGAGTTGGCTTATGCGTTGTTTGCCGTACCGAATGGCGGGCGGCGAGATGCGACGACAGGTGCGAAGTTGAAGGCCGAGGGCGCGCTTGCGGGTGTGTCGGACCTGATACTGTTGAAGCGGAGCGGTGCGTATGGCGCGCTGCTGATAGAAATGAAGACTCCCAATGGTCGTCAGAGCGATGCTCAGCGCAGATGGGAGGAAGAGATTACAGCGTGTGGTGAGTACCGATATGTAGTGTGCCGAACGTTCGAGGGGTTCAAGAATGAGGTAAGCGGCTATATCGGCATCTCACTACGAGAAAAAAATAAGAGTGAGTAATATGGCAGAGAGCAAACGAACGGCCAGTTACTTCTCGCACGACAGCAATGCCAGGAACTCCGACCGATTGATAAAGGTGCGCATGAAATATGGCGCATTGGGTTACGGGGTTTACTTCATGATACTGGAACGGTTACGCGATGACCCCAGATACATGAGTGTCAGAGATTATAATATGATAGCCTTTGACCTTCGTGTTGACTCATCGGTGATTAAGTCCGTTGTTGAAGACTTTGGGTTATTTGTCTTCGCCGAAGATGGTGAGTACTTCTACTCCGAAGGTTTCATGCGCAGAATGGACTTGAAGGATAATGAGAGGCAGAAGCGGTCGGCAGCGGGCAAAAGGGCCATGGCCACCAGATGGGGCACTACTGATAAGAGTGTTATAACTGAGTTACCCGAAACGGATAAGAGTGTTATAAGAGTGTTATCGGATAGTGATAAGAGTGTTATAACAGAGTTACCCGAAAATGATAACAAGAAAAGTAAAGTAAAGGAAAGTAAAGTAAAAGATGATGGTGTAGAAGAAAAATCGCCATCGACGGCATCACCGGCAGAAGGTGATAATTTGGCAACGGACTTGAATGAATTGCGCAAGGAGAGTGGTTGGATAAACCTTGTTGCCATGAAGTTTGGCATGTCAGTGGCCGATGTTGTAGGCATGATAGCAGACTTTGAGCTTGACTGCCGCGTGAACGGCAAGACGTATCACCAGAACCTTGCTGATGTGAAGAGCCACTTTGCGAACTGGCTCCGCATACAGCGCAAACAAGAAACGAACCATGCAGGAAGTGAACAAGACCCCGCAGCAGCGGAAGCGAAACATACCCGACGTAGGGGAACTGATGTTGCAGCTACGTCGTCAGCGGATTACTCAACAAGGCTTTAGGTTGCCGCTTGGTGTGGAAGATGCTTATGAGCTGCTGTACTCAGCCCTCCGTGTGGAGGTGGAGAGCAAGCATCGCAAGTTTGTGGCAGACGATGAGACAACTCGCATTGTGGCCACGCTGGCGAAGTATCTGACATCGAAGGACGTGCACCTGACTGGACTGATGTTCTGTGGTATGTGTGGCAATGGCAAGACGACGATGCTGTATGCCCTGCAGAATGCAGTGAACTGGCTGAAGGAGAATAACCGGTTTGGCAAGGAGCAGACGGAACGCGGTCTTGACCAGCTGAATGTGGTAGACGCCCGTACGATAGTGCGGCGCATGAAGATGAAGCCGATGGAGTTGATAAAGACCCCGATGCTTGCCATAGAGGACATGGGCCGCGAGCCTGCTGAGGTGCTTGACTATGGCAATGTGACAACGCCTCTGACGGAGCTGCTTGAGTGCCGGTATGATGAGCGGTTGTTTACGGTAATCACTACGAACCTGACTGGTAAGCAGATACGTGAGAAGTATGGCGTGAGGATAGCCGACCGCATCAACGAGATGATGGAGGTTGTGGTGTTCAAGAACGGGTCGTACAGGTGAGGAGGGGGATTGGTTTAAGTTGAAGAGTTGAGGAGTTGAAAAGTTGAGGATTTGACGGGTAAAAATAGCAAAAAACGAATGATAACAAAATTTGATTTCAAGAGCCATACAATCAAGAGTTATGCGATACGCAAGCTCACGCCCTTGGAGTGTTTCAGACTGATGGGTGTGCGCGATGATGTTATATACACGATGCAGAGCACCAATGCCGAGGCCGCCGAAAGAGTGCAAGGCTGGAAAGGCAAGGGCAAGGCAGAGGACATGGCGATTTCTGCGTCACAGCAATACAAGCAAGCAGGAAACAGTATTTGTATAGATGTGCTTGTTTGCTTGTATGAGCAACTGTGGTACCCGAAGCATGAGAAGCGTGAGATAATAGAATTGCAGTTGTTCCCAGAGATGAAGTTGCCTTCGGAGCCAGTGGACAAGAGCAAGGGCGAAAAGGTAATCATCACCACCTTCAGCGGTTATGACTCGCAGCTCATGGCAGCGGACGTACTAAAGGAGCGACACCCCGACTTCAAGTGGACTTGCATGGGTTGGAGCGACATAGACAAGTATGCTTGTCAGATGCACGACCTTGTATTTCCGCAGTATGCTGACAAGGCACTTGGCGACATCACCAAGATAGACTGGCACAAGGTGAAGGACACCTTGCAAGGTCGCGAGGTAGATTTGTTCACCTATTCTTCGCCTTGCCAGGACATCAGCCAGGCGGGCAAGCAGATTGGCTTGAAGGAGGGCAGTGACACCCGAAGTGCCTTGTTGTGGCGCGTGGCCGATGCCATTGAGGTGCTGAAGCCAAAATATCTGTTGCAGGAGAATGTGGCAGCCCTGGTGAGCAAGAAGTTCATGCCCGACTTCCAGAAGTGGTTGCAGAAGTTGGAGCAGTTGGGCTATATCAACCGTTGGGCGCGCCTTAATGCCAAGGACTATGGTGTACCTCAGAACCGAGACCGTGTGTTCTGCCTTTCAATGCGCAAGGACGTGGCCTTCGACTACCAATTTCCGAAGCCTTTTGCGCTCGCCACACGACTGGAAGATGTGCTTGAAGATGAAGTGGCCGACCGCTATTTTCTGAAGGACGATGCTGTGAGCAAGTTCCTCAAAGCCAACGACACCGACACGGCACTGTTCATGCAATTCGACTTTCCACCCACCCACGAGGCGGCGATGTTCCTCAAAACATGGCTCACGATATGGCTGCAAACATTTGATGGTTGGAGCATGACACCCACCCAGCTTGAAGAGGAACTTGGCAAGAGCACAGATGCAATCAACGTTAGTTATGCCATGTTCAGCGAGCAAGGTGCGGCAGCATTGGGAGAGAAGTTTGAACGTATGTACAACGAGAACATGAAACGCCGTCCGAACGATGCAGTGTAAGCTAACCAGAGCAGCCCGTCCGTTCCAAGTCCATAGTGGTGGTAAAAGACAGGCCGTGAATGTGACCGACAGAGAGTGTGCAGCCACCCTTACCACTCGTTACGAGAATATAGGGCCTACCAACATTCTCACTCTCGCCCATTATCCAATGACGGTAGTGCTATATGAATAAGATAATCCTAAATGCCGCAAGTCGGGGGTGTAATCTCTTGTTATCCCACACCATCAAAGCCAACTACTACAAAATGGGAGTGCGCAATTTCCTTTTTACTACTGGCAACGATGGCTTCGACGCCACGGCGGTAATGATTGAATATGATTAGAGGGAAAGCAATATCCATTATGGTAAAAAAGTCTATTAACTCTTGTGTGTATTGCAACATGCAGTCACATGGACTTGTAACACCTAAAAAACTTGATGAAGTATGTTTCACACTCTCTTCCGCTATGGGACTTGGGGGCGGGCAGACACCTGTAATAGTCAGAATATATGACTAAACGCATATACATCGGCTGGAGCAGAAACAATAAGGGCAAGATTGTGAAGCGTCCGGTAAAACAGATAGCCAATGCCATCACCCAGGCTACTGGCGGAGCGCATATCTGTGAGGACGGATTGGGCAACACGACACCCTATGTGGTGTATGTGCGTGAATAAGAGTAAATAAACCATCAACGATAATATAACAACAGCAATGAACAATCTAACGACAACTTTGAATATCGCGATAGTGCGAAATAAATTGACAAACAACATGACGATAGAAGAAAGAGTTTTACACTACACACGAAGAAACTCCTACGGGAGATTGATATTTCCTCATTGCGTGAGAGCGCACATTGACGAGATTATGCTTTATGCACCTTGGGCGTTGAGTGCAACAGAAGTGTATAACATTAAGAGAGGTATTATGCGATGAATAAGCCTGCAAATACCTGACCGTTGCAAAAAATGCAATAGTCGAGGCCATAACACAATGTACGAAGCAAGAAGTTTGCATCAGTTGCAATGCAACACACTGATGCACTTTTCTGAGAATAAATAAACAATAATCACAGTTGCCCGAATAAGTGGTGACAACAAAAAAAACAAATTAAGAAATGGAAACAAACATTGGAAAGAAAGTCATTATCCGCGGCGACCGCAGCGGAGTAGAGTTTGGAACATTGGTCGCACACGACGGCCGAGAGGTAACGCTTCGCAATGCTCGTCGAATATGGTACTGGGACGGAGCGGCTTCTCTCTCTCAGCTTGCCGTAGATGGAACGTCTAAACCAAGTGAATGCAAATTCACTGTCGCGGTAGAGAGTGTAACCATTCTTGACGCAATAGAGATAATTCGTTGCACAGACAAAGCGATAGAATCAATAGAAAGAGTGAAGGTATGGAGACTTTAGGATTTCGTATCAAAGCATTTTTGAGTGCGACCTCTTGCCATGGCGATGGCTATGGCCGCAGCTATCGCGATGGCTGTGGCTCTTGCCGTGGCGATGGCTATGGCTGTGGCGATGGCGAAGGCTATGGCGATGGCGAAGGATATGGCGATGGATATGGCGATGGCTCTGGCAATGGCAATGGCCATGGCTATGGCTGTGGCTATGGCGGTTGCTATGGAGACGGCTATGGCTGTGGTGTTGGCTCTTACTCTGGCAAAGACGTAAAGGAACTGAATGGAGACAATGTCCATCTCGTAGATGGTTTGCAAACCATTATAAAATCAGTTCACGGTAATATTGCGCAAGGTTTTATCTTAAAAAGCGACCTTACTTTGCAGCCTTGTTACATTGTCAAGGAACGAAATCATTTCGCTCATGGCGACACCTTGCACGATGCTTTCACATCTCTGCAAGAAAAACTCTATGACGGTAGCACCGAAGAGGAGCGAATAGAGGCGTTTGTTAAGAAATTTCCAAACTACGACACGCCATATTCCAACAGCGACCTTTTTGCTTATCACCACGTCCTCACTGGCTCATGCCGCATGGGGAGAGAGAGCTTTTGCAAGGATAAGGGCATAAACCTTGATGGCAGCACCACAGTTCGCGATTTCGTTTCTCTGACAAAGGATAGCTATGGCTCAGAAACTATTCGTAGGCTACCGCAGGCTTATGGAGTGAACGAGCAAAACGAATGACAGAATATGACGGAAAAAGAAAAGCTGAAAATGCTGCTCAAAATGCGCAACCAGATTGCGAGCATGGGCATGGACTACAAGTGCAGCTGCACGTTCGTTGAAAACAGACTGACAGACCCGAATGTCGCCAAGATGTTTGATGCGCTGAGGGAGGCACTGGAAGCACAGCTGCGCAAGCAATTCAAATTTAATATTTAGCTCTATGAAAAAATACAGATTAACTGATGAGGCCATAAAGCATAATGGTGTGATTCTATATAGAATCGAAGCTCTTATGGACTTTGGCTCTATAAGTGCTGGCGACAAAGGTGGATTTGTTCAATCGGAACTTAACCTTTCGCAAGAAGGAAATTGTTGGATTGATAGCGAAGCTATGGTATATGACAAAGCTATGATATTTGACAACGCCAAAGTTCATGGTAACGCCAAAGTCTTTGGTCACGCTTTTGTCTTTGGTCACGCTTTTGTCTTTGGTCATGCAGAGGTCTATGGCCGGGCTAAAGTATATGGTTATGCAGAGGTCTGTAGCTTGGCTAAAGTATATGGTAATGCTTCTGTACATGACAATGCAGAAGTCTATGGAAAAGCACAAGTATTTGGTGTGGCAGATGTACATGGCAATGCAGAAGTCTATGGAAAAGCACAAGTATTTGGTGTGGCAGATGTACATGGCAATGCAGAAGTCTATGGCGACGCTTTAATTAAAACAAAACGAGATTATATAGTATTCAAAAATTGGTGGAGCAGTGGCCGCTATTTTACTTGGACACGGAGCAACAATATGTGGAACGTTGGTTGTTTCTATGGCTCTGGGAAAGAACTCATCAATAAAGCCTATGCTGATAGCGAAGAAAGCGGAAGAGAATACGAACGCGTAGTGAGATATGTGGAGCTGCTGACTAACGAAAATTTATAAAAAACTATGACAACAACATTATACAATTACACACCCCACTCGATAACGCTTAACAGCGGAGAGAAGTATGACAGTGTCGGAGTGGCACGAGTTAGCAATACCTTTAGCGAAGTTGACGATAACGGCATTTGCTCAGTGAGCTATGGCGACATAACGGGATTGCCCGAGCCTAAATACGGCTGCATATACATCGTGAGTGCCTTGGTACTTGCGGCGGCTAAGGCGGCAGGCAGAACGGATTGCGTTGCGCCTGCTACGGGCCACCCTGATTGTCTGCGCAAGGACGGGTTTATAGTTTCTGTCCCGTGTTTTATCAGATAACATTATTAACACCAAAAACCAAACAATATGCAGGTAGAAATAAGCGCAATGATTGAGGATTACGATATTCTCGCTTACGTATCAGAATACGAACAAGCAGAAGTGCTTGAGAATATATTTGACGAATGCACCAAATCATCACAACAGAAATTTATAAGTGAACTCGATGATTCTTACCTTGTTGAAGAATTAAAGTCGCGTGGATATACGATTACTAAAAATAAATAAAACAATGAATATAGCAGAAATATTGTATGAATGTCCAAGAGACACAAAGCTTTATAGCTCAATATTTGGCGAGCTAAGCTTATTGTACGTTCTGCCTTGCTCGCTTTATCCTATATATTGTAAGGTAATAGGGAGTGGAAGCATAGTAAGTTTTGCAGAAGATGGTAAACGTAACATAACAGATGCAGAACCTACGCTATTCCCATCAAAAGAGCAACGTGATTGGAGCAAGTTTGGAGTGACTGACCAAAAACAGAAACACGAGCTAAAGCCTTTCGACAAGGTTCTTGTGCGAGACCGTGATGAACAAGAATGGGAGTGCAACCTTTTTAGTCACATAGGTGAAGAAGGACTGTATTATTGCGTTAGCTCATGGTGGGTTCAGTGTATTCCATACGAGGGCAACGAACATCTTTTAGGGACTACAAAAAAACAACAATGACACGAACAAAATTTAAGAAAATTCCGTTTGACCTTGAACTTGCGAAGAAAATAATGAACAAGGAGGTAAAAGGAAGGATAGTATCAGAAGATGGTCGTAAGGTTCGCATTATTTACATCGACAACGAGTCTTTTACTGAAACAACATTCCTCGCACTGTATAAGGATAAAGATTTTAATATAGAGAAAGACTACCGATTGAATAAAGATGGAAGATATTTCCGAGGAGAAAGAAGTGACCTTGACCTCCATATTGAAGTCCCAAAATACAGCGACTACTCCAACTTTGTTCCTCAAAGATGGCAACCTTGTCTGGTGAGAGATACTTCTTCTGATTTATGGAGAGTAACAGTGTGCTGTGGAAAAGATGCTTATGACATTCCAATTTTTTATACAGCAGATAATAGTGATGGTTACTGTCATTGGGTCAATTTCCTCCCCCTCTCCAAGGTTACTGAACGCCTGGTAGGAACAACGAAAAGCTACGAACAACTCATACAAGAACTTGACAAAAATGGCAAAGATTAAATCATGTGACGGGCAAGGCTGCAATAATCGCAAGGCTTGCTTGCGATTTGCACTGTCGCATACAGAGAGTGACAGACACAACATTCACAAGGCTTGCTATTTCACAAGCCAGAACGGGCGCGACTGCCCAATAATGATTAAACAGAGAACAATATGAAAGAGGACATGACAGCACTTGTGCTAAGACACATACCAGAACGTGTTCCGCGCACCAAAGCGGAGCTTGCCGACATCTACCTTACCGAGTCGAACAAAATTGAAACAGACCGCATGAAGTCGCGTGAGAGGAAACGTGACGATGACGAGGTGGTCAATAGCCGCTACGACTCGCTGATTGCCGACAAAGAGGCACAACTCACCGAGCTGCAAAACGAGATAGAGAAACTAAGACATGATATGTTTGAGCAGTTCGTATATGCCAGCGCGGAAGAAGAGCGCAGAAACCAGGAACTTGCCGACAGACGAAAGGTGCTTGATATGTGGTTTGAAACAATGCGAAACAGAATTGAAAAAGAACAAGAAAACAGCAAATAACAAAACGAACGATTAAAAACATGATGAAACTTTTTGTAGAAGGATTGAAGGAGATGTATGCAGTGCTTGACAATGCCATACAGAACTCTGACCATACGGACTTTGAACAGTGCTATTTGGCACTTGGTGAATTGTGCGAGTATGCTCTGTGCGGCTCAGATAGATACAAGGTAGTGACCTTTGCGCCTGACCGAATAGAGATGCTCAAAAGAGACATGAATTATGTGCAGGGACTCATGAGCAAGGAGGAGGAGAAAGCTTACCTTGATGATGAATGGGAACGCCTAACTGGTAAAGAGGAGGGCAAGACATGATAGCGATGATTGTTATTGCTGCTGTGGCGTTCTTCGTTTTCAGTGTGTACATGGCTTACCTTGCTGGCAAGGAAGATGGATTCTGCGATGGCCGCAGCGAAACTTACAGAGATTTGATACACATTATTGAACATTACAAGGAATTAGCTGATGCAAAGGACACTCCAACAAAGGGCGCGTGAGGCTGCCGACCGCATTCGCTGTGACGAGTGTGGCGAGCAAAGCACTTGTACGCCACTTATGGCGAAAGCCTGTCTTAAAGGTTTTATTCGCGGTTATGTGGCCGCTAATTCTAAAAATCAACAAACATGAAACTACTGATAGTAATAGCACTAATGCTCTTCGTGTATTGGCTTTGGAAGGACATCAACCGTCATGACGGGCCACCGATTGCGAGCAGCTAATTAGCAACATACCCCACTTACCAACCTCATATTTTTTCACTTCATAAATATAAATGGTTTTGTTTAGTTGGATTTGTTTTAATTGCCCGAGGTCGGGTAACACTCGGTCCGTGTCCGAGGTGGGGTACAAAATGTACCGTGACTGAATGTAGCCACGGTACTTGATTGAGACATCGGAAGTTTGTCTCGGAGGTGTAATCTCCAATAGAAATCATTGCAAAAGTACGAAAAATATGCCCTCTCTGCAACGCCACAATTTAATAACTTAAACTTAACGGATTGACTTTTAATGGTGCAGTGGTGTCGGCAGCACGTGGTTCGTGGCCACGGAGGGCGCAATTTTAATGAGAAATAATATGACTACAAAACAAGTTATTCACGCCCTGCATCTGCACCAAAAATGGCGCAGAGGGGCAATAAGCGAGATGCCATTAACGGCAAAGGAATATGGACAAGCCTTGGACGACGCAATAAGACTATTACGGCAATATGACAAACAGCAAGACAACGGGGCAATGCGGTGATTGCCTGAGGTTCGCCAAAGGACGATGCCCGAAATTCTTTTCTAATTCTGTGCTTACCGCGTGTAATGGCTTCACACAGAGCAAGACTGTAACTGAAAATACACATTTTGAAAGATGCTTATAATTAAAACAAAGAAATTAAGTGAGAATGCGGTGATGCCGCAGCGAATGAATGTTGGTGATGCTGGTTTTGACCTGGTGGCGACATCGATGCGGAAAGACTACGAACATGGTGTGGTCGTGTTCGGCACGGGGCTTGCGTTTGAGTTGCCTAAGGGTTATGCGATGTTCGTATATCCGCGTAGCAGTAGCTACAAGCATCATGCGCTCATGGCGAATTGTGTGGGCGTGGTGGATAGTGGCTACCGTGGTGAGGTGCACGTTATGTTCCGTGGGTTTGATTGTGACTACGAGGTAGGTGACCGCATAGCGCAGGCTGTGATTATGCCTATACCGTGCGTTGAGTATGTGGAGGTGGAGGAACTGTCTGACAGCGAGAGAGGTGCTAACGGGATAGGTAGCACGGGGGTGAAGAGTTGAGGGGGAAGTTGAAAAGTTGAAAAGTTCAGGAGTTAAGAGGTCGCTTTCAAGAGTTGGACAAGCAGAGGTGACTTCTTAGCTTTTCAACTTCTAAACTTTTCAACTTGAAACTCCAACTCATCAACTTGTCAACTTAAAAGTAACGGTTATGCTGGACGTCAATAGTTTGGTAAGTTGGAAATAAAGTGTGTGTGAAAGGTTGTTGCACTAATTTCGTGCTATATATAATCAATTAAGAGAGAGAAACTATGATTGGAGCTTTGATAGGTGCGGCGGTGTCGATAGGCAGCCAGATATATGGTGGCATAAAGGCACGTAAGGCTGCACAGAAGCAGGCAGATGCCCTTGCAAGCGAGAAGGCTGAGAACACTGCTTGGTATAACAGACGCATGAATGAAGATGTGACACAGCGCGCTGATGCCCAGCGTGTGTTGCGACTGGCGGAGGAGTCGATACGTCGGCGCAACAAGGAGGCTGCAGCGACCCAGGCGGTAGTTGGTGGCACTGAGGAGAGTGTGGCGGCTACAAAGGAGGCTAACGCGAAGGCCCTTGCTGACGCGACGAGCCAGATAGCTGCTGCCGGTGAGGCTCGCAAGGACTCGATAGAGGATAGCTACCGCAACCAGCAGCATAATATTGCGCGTGAGGAGATTGGACTTGATGCTCAGAAGGCTCAGAACACTGCCGAGGCTGTGAGACAGGTTGGCGCGACGGCGGGCAATTTGGCATCGGCAATAGATAGTGGTGATTCGGTGGGGAAGAGTTCGCAAAAAAAAATCGAGTGGAACTTCCGTAACACCGGAGAACGTAACACCGGAATATGAAGCTGGAACGCCGGAGTATGGTGCCATGAAATCTATTGAAAAGGCAAGAGCACAAGCACAGAAAAATGCGGAACGCCCTGATTATTCTACAATGACATATCATTTATGATGACAGATACAGACGATGACAAGAAAAAGGCTGTAGCCGTGCCAGCAGCAACTCAGACGAAGCAGACTGGGCAACCAGCAGCAACTCAGACGAAGCAGACTGGACAGACGACAAGCGGTACGACAACGGAGGCTGGACAACAGACTGCTGGTGGAGTGGCAGATGCCTCAGCACAGAATGCGGGCGGCAATGATGATTTGCCCCCTGCACAGACGTATAGATATACGCACAAGCCTCTGACTGATGATAAGTCGGAGGAGATGCGTGAGCGTGGCATGACAGAAATGCTGGAGTTGCTTAAGAAGGGCCGTGCCAATTATGCTCCGGAGACAGAAGATGAGCGCAAGAAGCGTGTGAAACGCGAGCGTGCGAATGCTATAATTGCGGCATTGGGTGATGGCATATCTGCTATCAGTAATATGGTGACGTCGAGCAAGGGTGCGCCGAGCATGTATGAGGCTCAGAATGGTATGTTGCCGAAGTGGCGTGAGCGTTATGACAAGGCCAAGGCTGCACGTAAGGAGCGTGAGGACAATTACCTTAGCTATACAGCGAAGATGCAGGAACTTGCTAACCAGAACTCGGAATGGAAGCGCAAGATTGCGATAGACGAGGCGAACCAAGACCGACTTGATGCTGAATTGGCACGCAAGCAGGCACTTGCTGCTGCCCAGGCTGGCAGAATTGCTGCCCAGAATGCGAAGGACGAGGTGATGACTGCATATTATAAGACAAAAGAAGAATATATAAGTCTTGGGTATGAGCTTGACAAGGCAGAGAGTGCAGCGAGGGTGGCTAAGAATAAGGCAATGGCCGAGAAGGCAAATAGAAGCGGCAATGGCACGTCTGACAAGAAGGGCGGAGGCTCGAAGAAATCTGGAGGTCAGGACTATACAGAGACGACGACGAAAGACTACGTGGACCAGTATGGCGTCAAAAGGCGTTCAACAACGAAGAAGACGAGGACGTATAAAAAAGACAAGCCTTTGAAGGGGAGGAAATATTACTAATAAACCGAACAACCGAACATATCGAACGAAATATGGAGACAGGACCAAAGAAGAAAAAACTATCTGCTAACGGCAAACGGGTATACCATGACCTGCAAGAAGCCGGAGGTGATTGTGGCACGGAAGAACAATTTTATGACTTTCTGAATGCGCCAAGAGAGCAAGGATATAAGAACCGTAGAAAGGTGTATGAAGACCTCAAGAAAAGTGGTGGCGACCCTGGCACTTATGAACAATTTGCCCAATGGCTTGGTGTACACCCTATTAAGCCTTCAGCCCCCGTTGCCGCGGCACAGAAGCCAGCAGCGGCGCAGACTGCCCACCCTCAACAGACAGCACAGGCTGCAGCACCGGTACAGCGTGCGCCAGCCGCGAAGCCGAAACCGCGTAATGGGCAGTTGACGGCGGCTCAGCGGCAGGCATATATAGCGAGGGCGCAACAGATGTCGCAACAGGTTGGCGCATCGGTGCAGCGCACACGGAACCGCATGGGCTATGCGATGGCCACTTCGGGATTGAAGACACCGCGTGTGCAGCTTGGCAGCAAGGCCAGTGGCGGGGCGAAACTTGGCGAGAACAGCCGTGTGGTGGCTACGCAGCCGAAGTTTAACCCTGCGACTGGTAAGATGGAGCGGGTTTACTTGACAGAGTTGGGTAATGAGTATACGAGCCGTGCTGAGGCTGACATGGAGCAGAATGAAATAGACGAGGCGGTACAGCAGCAACTTTATCCTGGCTATAATGACTATAACGACAAGCAAGCGGTGGCTGCGCAAGCACCTGCTACTGCTGTTGCGGCCCAATTATGGAAGGAAGCCCAGAAGGCGTACGATGCTGAAAGAAATGCGAATGCGAAAGAAGTGTATGGAGGTAATCCGTGGCTTCGTGGAGGTCGTGAAATGCACGTTGTAGATGGGGCCACAAACTCAGGCAAGAATGATGAGTCGCGACTTAAGCACTTTGACTTGCAGAAGATGAGTGACAACGCCTGGGCGCGTGTGGGCAAGCAGATGACGGCATCGTGCTATGCGCGCCTTAGAAAGATGTACCCGAATGCGCTGGAGAGACAGGTGCAGGCGTCGGCGGAGAAAGAAGCACGTGCACTTGTGCAGAATGCTGTGTACAAGTATGCGGTTAAGATGAATGCGCCCAAAAGCCAGTTGGATTTCTTCCTTAGGAAAGCCGTTGATGCGAACCTGTTGACAAGTGTGTTCAGAGGTCTGGCGCGCTACGGGGCTGGCACGACAGGCGACATGGCGGCCTACGAAGCAGCCAATGAGGAATATGGCAAGAGCCACCGTTGGACTGGTGTGTTCGGTACGGCTACGGGCATGGCGTTTGACCCGACGAACTGGGTGGGTGTATATATAGGTTCGCTTGGCGGTAAGGCTGCACTGAACATAGGCGGCCGCTTTGTGCTGGGGAGTGCTCCTGGTGTGGGTGCCCGTTTGTTTGGCAGCACGATGGCAGGCAGGTTAGCGACTGGTGCGGCAAGCGGCATGGGCATGATGGGCACCTACGAAGGCGTGAAGGAGGCCGAAAGACAGTGGGTGTATGGCGGACACGTGAACCCCGAGACTCGCGAGAATGAGGGTTATTCAGCAGGTGCTGTGGCTTTGTCGGCCCTGAAAGGTGCCGGACTTGGCGCGATGACCGGTATGGTGTCGCCGTTGGTGGGCAATGTGGCAGACAAAGTGGTGCAAACCACGACCAGCGCGACTGGCAAGGTGGCGACAAGACTTGGCGAGGTAGCGACATCAGCCGTGGCCGAAGGTACGATATTTGCCATGCCGGCAGTTATTTCTGGACAAGAGAGTTTTGTTGACGCGTGGACCGAAAGCATGGCAATGATTGTAGGCTTCAAGGGTCAGCACATGGTGAAGTCAGCTGGCCAGGTTATAGCCGGAATGCGCCCTGTGGCAAATCCGCGGACCATGGAGGAACGCAACAGGAACCGCAGAGGTTTTGCGGAGAACTTGAAAAGGACCATGGACGCGGGTGCGAACAAGCAATGGAATGGCAATCAGCCAGACGTTAGATTCACGAAGGAGGAACTTGCCGAGTTGAAGCAGATGGGTTATGGCAATCTTGCATCGCTGCTTACCCCCACCGAGAAGGTACTGCCGAAGAAGAAGCCCAGTCAGCCGAAACACCCCAAGAACACTGATGGCTTGACGGTATACTTTGATGTGGGGAGTGGCAAGAAAGAGGCAGACCCGAAAATGAAGTGGTTGCAGCAGCACCCCGAGTTTGACGGTTATGCCACGATGGAGAAACTCATGCAAGACCCGAATGTGAGCCAGGCGGCAAGAGCAAAGGCTTATTATATGCTGACCGGCCGTCAGTTGCCGATGGGTACTATTACCGGTTGGAACGTGGGTAAGGACGACAAGGGCAACATTTGGGTGAAGTCGGTGACTTCGGAAGGCGAGGTTGTAACGAGCAGACGTTTTACAGATGAGGCATCAGCCAAGAGAGAGGAAGCCAAAATCATACGCCAAGTAGAACTCAATACCGTTGACATGGGCGAGCAATATAAGGAGATGCAGGCCAATGCCGCTGTGGTAGAGACTGCTATAAAGGCTGTGGCTCCGAATGCCGATGTGAATGAGGCCATGCGCGTGTACGGCGAGGTGAAGAAGGGCAACAAAGACTATGACAGTTATAAGGACCTTGCGAAATCGATAGACGAGGCTATTGCGTCGAACCCCGAAGCGGTGGAGAGGGCCAAGACGTTATTGCCGGAAAACATACGTAAGGATATTGCCGAACAGACTGGTGTGGAGGTGGACAAGGCTTTGGGCAAACCAGAAGCCGAGCGCACTGATGCAGAGAAGCAGGCTGTGCAAACCTATCTTGAAAGACTTTATGACAAATCGGCGTCAGATGATGCGGCGACACCCCCCGATGCGCAACTGCAGGGTCCGGAGCAATTTGCTGAAGCCTATGCCAAGCACCGTACGCACAAGGGCAGCGGACAGGTGGTGCCAGCCACGATGAAGGCTGGTGACAGAAAGGTGTATGTTATTGATGGCGATGTGGTGCAATATACGGACAAGTCGGGCATAGATGTGGCGAAGTCGGACAAGAGTATTGTTGTGTGTGATGCTGAGACGGGCAAGTATGAGTATACGAGTCCGGACCAGCTAATGAATGTTGGTGAGCCAGCGGACCCGAGCACACTGTCGGAGGCGTATATGGCGAATGAGCGTGCGAAGGAGGCTGCTGCCAATGGCGAGGGAACTGCCGAGGGTAATGCGGCTGCCGAGAGTAATGCGGCTGCCAATGGCGATGTGTCTTCTGATGGTGGCAAGGCGGAAGTTGAGGAGCCTGCCTACACAGATGGCAGCCGTGTTGAGATAAATGGGCATGAGTATGACGTAAAGTCGGCAGGTGAGAAGACTGTGGTGCTTGTTGACGAGCACGGGAAGGAACTTGCTTGGACCCGTAGTGCGCTTGATGCGAAGTTGGAGAGTGGTGATGCTGAGGTGCTTGAACCCAAGGCGGAGGCTGCTCCTGATGTTGCAACGGAGGGCTTGAAGGCTGGTGACGTGTTTGCAGACAGCGATGGTAATGCGCTGACCGTTAAGCGCGTTGATGGCGACAAGGTTGTTGCTGTTGGCGCAGACGGGAAGGAGCAGACGTATGAAGATGGCATGTTTGAGCAGATGGTGGAAAGCGGTGTGCTGAAGCGTGCGCAGAAAACAGAAGAACCGTCTGAAGCGAAAGTGGACCTGACTGATAATCAGGGTAACTCCACTCCTCAACCCGACTTGTCTTCTGAGAGCAAAGGTGCGGAGCAATCTTCGGGTGTGCAAGCGGAAGTGCCACAAGCTGAAGTGCAGGAAAATGCTCCTATGCCGATGCGTGTTGTTGGCAAGGGGAAGAATGCGGCGCAGGAGGAGGACTGGCTTGCGACGACTCCGAAGCGTGGTCATGACTATGTGTTCAAGGAGAGTGGTCTTGATGCTGAGGAGGCGAATGCTTTTGTGGAGAACAAAGTGGCTGAGGCTGAGAAGAATCTTGAAAAGGTTAAGGGCAAGGCTCCTAAGATGGGTACTAACATTGCGGCTTACAAGGAGGCTAAGGCAGACTATGAGGCTCGTGTGGCTGAGGCTCAGAAGGCTGTGGACTACTGGCATGCGGTGAAGGCTGAGCGTGACAAGGTGTTGCTTGAGGAACGGCGTGCGCGCAAGGAGAAGGACAAGGCGTTGTATGACGATGCCGTGGCGCAGGAGGAGCAACGCAAGGCTGAGATGGCGCAGAAGGCTGCCGAGCAGGAGGCTTTGGGCAGTAACGCTTTGGCTCCTGCCATTAAGGAGAAGTGGGAGAATGCTCCGAAGGTAGATGGTGGTGCAGATGAGATTACTTTGCCTAATGGTGAGGTGGTGACCGGGCATTATGTGCTGACGGAGAGTGGTGCGGCGAGTGCTTCGCACCAGGCTACGAACGGGTTTGCGGAGACTGAGGGTTACCCTGTGGACGTGAATGGTGAGACGGTGAATGACCGTGACTATAAGCGTGACGCTGAGGCCCAGCAGGTGACGCGTGGCATGGCTGCTGATTATGACAGCCGTGCGCTGCAAAGCCCTGTGGTGGTGAGTGGTGATGGTGTTGTGCTGTCGGGTAACGGCCGTACCATGGCTGGTGAAATTGCGGCTTTGAATGGTAGTGATGCGAAATATAATGCGTATCTTCGCGGGCATGCCGGCAAGTTCGGTTTTACGACGGAGCAGGTGGAAGGGTTTGAGCACCCGCGTGTGGTGTTTGTGCCTGATGGTGAGATGCCTTACACGTCGGAGACCTTTGCGAAGTTCAACCAGCGTGAGCAGAAGAGCCAGAGCCGTACTGAGATGGCTGTGAAGCTTGGCAAGGTGGTGGACGATGCTTTGTTTGGCCGTGTGATGGACGTGATAGGGCGTCATGAGTCGTTGGCTGAGTTTTATGCTGATGATGCTGCTACTGCTTCTGTGGTGAAGGAGTTGGCTGATGCTGGCGTGATACCTCAGACAGAGATGGCGCAGTTGTTTGACGGTGGCCGTTTGAGCGAGAGCGGTCAGGCTATGGTTGAGGGTGTGCTTGTGGGCAAGGTGTTCCAGGGCAGCCCTGATGCTGTGCGTCAGATTACTGAGGTGAAGAGTATGCGCAAGGCTGTGATGGCTGCTTTGCCAGAGGTGGTGGCTTGTCACCGCCTGGGTGGTGGTTATGACTTGTCGAAGGAGTTGGCTGCTGCTGTAGACTTGGTGTATAAGGCCCGCAAGGCTGGTTTTAAGCTTGGTCAGCATGTGAGCCAGCATGCGCGCCAGGGTAACTTGTTCCAGCTGGACGATGGTGCGACGGTGGCAGACTACAACAATGCTGCTGTGATGATGCTGGCAGACGTGATGAACGATGGGCGTGTGACGCAGCTGAAGAAGGTGCTGTCGTTTTATAACACGCAGGCGGCAGACTCTGCCCAGGGCATTGGTGACATGTTTGCCGGTGGTGTGAAGAGTAAGGGACAGATTATTAACGAGGTAAATGAGTTATTAAACAATGGACAAGAATACGATAGAAGAACCCCGTCCGTTGCAGACGGACAAGGCGTCGGAGGCGAAGGCGGCGAACAAGGCGATGTTGCTGGCCCGAGCCATCAAGGCGGCGCGGGCAGCGAGCGGGGATTAAGTGAGGCTTTTGACGGCCTTGCAGCGCAGCTGAAGACTGCTGAGGGTGAGGAACGTAAGCGTGTGCTTGGTGAGATGCGTGATGGCATTGCGCGTTTTGCTGAGGAGAATGGTTACCCTGTGCCGGAGTTTTTGCTGACGCGTGAGGACTTTTTGGCGGCTGTGCCTGAGAAGGACAGGGCGAAGTATGTGGAGTGGCTTGATGATGGTGCGCACATGCCCGCCTATTATACTAAGGGCAAGGTGTATGTTTACGTGGAGGGTTGTGAGACCTTTGACAAAGATGTGAATGAGACACTTGCCCATGAGTATACTCATGCTGATAATGCGGAGTTTCCCGAGAATGTGAATGCGTTGACGTATGCGTTGGAAGATACGCATGAAGTGACGCGTGACGAGCTTCGTGAAATATTGCGTGAAATGTCGCAAGGTGAGCATTACGACAGGGAGGCCGAGAGATTGGAGGCAGAGGACAAGGACGTGAACAAGATGCTCGCCGATGAGGTTATAGCTCATGCAGTGGCACGCATGGTTGTGGAAGGTGAGCAAGTGCTTGACGGCATCACAAAGAATCCTACGCTGCAATTTATAATTAAACGTGCATATAAAGCAAGAGAAAATGAACGACAATACAATATTCGTGCCCGTGAGAATGCCGAGCGGCATGACAATGCGAGTGAGGGTGACAACAGAGGTGGCTCAAATAATGGAGCGAATGTTGAAGGAGAATCCGCAAATGGAGGAGTCGGACGCCCTGTCAATGGCTCTGAAGGAGGTGAAGTCTCGTCAGAGCGGGGACGCTCAGCAGTAAGTGGTGGCAAGGAAGTAGCAGCCCCTTCGTTGGAGGGTGCTAAAGTTGGTGTGACCGATGGTGAAAAATCGTCGGCCACAGGAGATGTTGTGCCTTCGGGTAAGGGTAAGACAGATAATCTGCGTCAACAAAAGGCTGTCGGAACGTCTGCACAACCCCCTACGCGTGAGGAGTCTATACTTCGTGATGTGGTGATAGAGCACATGAAAGGCAGTGGTCTTGATGTGATTGGCACGGAAGATGGCCAGCGTGTGCTTGACATGGTGAACGAAGACGGTGCGAAGGAGCATCGCGTGTACCACGGCAGCGGTGCTGAGTTTGACCACTTTGACCATAGCCACATGGGCGAGGGTGAAGGTGCGCAGGCTTATGGTTGGGGCACTTATGTGACCGAGGTGAGAGGCATTGGCGAGGGGTATGCGATACGTTCAAAGAACGGAATTTCAATGAGTCGTGAGGAGTGGTCTTTGAAACGTAGTGAACTTGAATCGAATATCTATCGTGCCAAGGAGCAGTTGCCTTTCCTTAAAGGGGAATATAAGGCAGAAGTGGAAGCTCAAATCTCGGAATGGGAGGAACAGTTAAAGGATTATGAACCACATAATTACCTTTACACTGTTGAAATTCCCGATGACAATGGTGGGAATTATTTGGATTGGAATGGGCCTGTGCCAGCTGAAACTATTGACCGCATTACAGAGTATCTGAGAGAAAAGTATGGTGATGAGGTGGTGAATGGGATATGGTTGTCTAATCCTTTGTTGTCAAGCAAGGGCGTGGACGTTTCGGCAAGGAATGGTGCTGCCATCTACCGTCAGTTGGAACGTGCTCTTGGCAGTGACAAGAAAGCATCGCTTGCATTGGCGGAGTTAGGTTATGCCGGCATTAAATATCCGGCAGAATTTCGCAGTGGCGGCCGTAAGGACGGTGCGAAGAACTATGTCATCTTCAACGAGAATGACGCGGAGATAACTGACCATGTGCGCTTTTTCAAGACCAAGAATGGTGAGGCTTATGGCTTTACTGTTGGCGGCAAGATTTACTATGACCCGAGGATTGCGAATGCTGAGACACCTGTGCATGAGTATGCCCACTTGTGGGCGAGTGCGCTGAAGGCGAACAATGCGAAGGAGTGGAAGAATGTGGTTGAGTTGATGAAGGGCACCAATGTTTGGGAGGAGGTGAAGAAGGCCTATCCCGAACTTGAAACGGACGATGAGATTGCTGACGAGGTGCTTGCCACGTATTCGGGCCGCAGAGGTGCGGAGCGACTTCGTGAGGAGATGCGCAAGGCTGCTGCCGAGGGTAATGGCGTGATGGGCAAGGCTGAGGCGGTGAGTGCGCTGCAGCGTGTGAAGCGTGCCATTGACAAGTTCTGGAAGGCTGTGGCAGACTTCCTTCACATTCATTACACGAGTGCCGATGAAGTGGCTGACAGAGTGATGAAGGATTTGCTTGACGGTGTGGACCCGAGAAGTATGATGGACGGTGGCAAGAGCCTTCGTCCTGAGACGCGTGTCAATGTAGTGGAGGCTGAGGCCGGGCATGGCTTTAAGAATTATGCGGAGGCTAAGACTTGGGCGAAGGAGCATATAGCACGCACTTATAGCGGTGAAGAGACTGGTGGCAAGGGTGATATACGCATCAGCAATGCGGCCGTTGACAAATATTTGTCGCAGAGTGCAGTTGACAAGAGTGAGAGCAAGGACGTTCACTTGGCTGTGTTGAAGGTGTTGCTTGATGTTATTCGTGAAAGTGTAGATGCAGAACAGCATGCGGACTTTAAGAAGGGGAAAGATGGTGTGCGTTCGGCAGCGAATGGTGTCAACCCCAATGTAACCATACACAGATTATATGGCGCAGTACGTATGGACGGAAAGCTGTATAGGGTTAAGGTTACGCTGAAGGAGGATAAGACTTCAAAAGAGCCTAAAGTTCCGCATAGCTATGAAGCAACAAAAATAGAGCTGTTTGCAGGAACATTAGGAAATTCTGATAACAGCCTCTCCCCCAATACAAACAACTCTATAACTGCTGCAAATTTACTGAATGGAGTTGATAAATCCTACGATGGCGGTAAGTTTTTTGAAGATTACAACAAAATTCGTGAGCAATTTATTGGTGAGAAGGGTGCTGCAGCTGCCGACCATGCCGATGAGGTGAACACGCGACTTGACAATCTAAGTGTGGCTCGCGAGATGGAGTCTGAGAAGAAGGACGCCAAGGCTATAAAGATGGCTACTGGCTGGGAACGTGGTGCAGACGGGAAGTGGCGTTATGAGATGCCTGATGCTAAGATAAAGGAGACGATGGATATTGACGGGCATGTTGTGAAGCGTTTTGATGAGGACATGCTTTGGAATGATGGCAAGCTTGCTGATGTGGTTGATGCTCCGGAACTGTTTAAGGCTTATCCGCAGTTGAAGGAGACGCGTATTGTGACAGATGCTGTGACTGGTGACATGCCTTCGACTGGTGATTATGATGCGAAGACGAATACCATTACCATTCATTCTGAGGAGTTGAAGTATATGAATGGTATATTGAACCATGAGGTTCAGCACGCTATTCAGAAGATTGAGGGTTTTGCCAGAGGTGGCAGTCCTGCGATGGTGCGGTCGGAGATAAAGAAGCAGATGGCCGAGGTGACGAAGCAGATAAGGAAGTTGCGTGCTGAGGGCAAGGAGGCTGAGGCGAAGGAGCTCATCAAGAAGAACAGAGGGCTTTACGAGGCATCTGTAGGTGATGATGACTTTGGCAGTTATAAGTCGCTTGCCGGTGAGGTGGAGAGCCGCAATGTGGAGAGCCGTATGGGCATGAGTGCGGCGGAGCGCCGGGCGAGCCTTGCTGCTGAGACTGAGGACGTGAGCCGTGAGGACCAGATATTCTTGACGAGTGGTGATGGTGGTGAAACGGCACATAGTGTTGAGATGGTGCACAAGCCGTCGAAAGAGGAGTCTATACTTCGTGATGTGGTGATAGAGCACATGAAGGGCAGTGGCCTTGATGTGATTGGCACGGAAGATGGCCAGCGTGTGCTTGACATGGCGAACGATGATGGTGCGAAGGAGCATCGCGTGTATCATGGCAGTGGTGCTGACTTTGACCACTTTGATCATAGTCACATGGGCGAGGGCGAAGGTGCGCAGGCTTATGGCTGGGGCACTTATGTGACTGAGGTAGAAGGTATTGGCAGGACTTATGCCGAAAGCGCCCGCAAAAAGCCAACATATTTATATGGTGGTAAAGAAATGCCTTCTGATGAATTTCATGATTATGTACTGGGCAAGATAGGAGACAGGAACGAGAATATGCTTAATGACTTCATGTACAATCTTGAACGGCATGGTGTAACAAGAGCTAAAGACATATTGAAGAAAGGCGATTTGGCTCAATATAAAAATCTGTTTTATCAAAGCATAGGCGATACAAGAAACTATGCGGAGGGGAAAATTAAGGCGGCACGAACCTTACTCTCATTAAAAGGCATTCGTATCAGAAAGCCTAAAAGTCACCTCTACGCCATAGAAATTCCCGAAGACAATGGTAAGAATTATCTGGATTGGAATTCAGAGACTGGTAAGGATTTGGTGTCACGCTTGGTAAGTATTTTACGTGCTGATAAGGAACTAAAAGAAGCGTATGAAGGAAGGCTAAGCGAGCTGAATAAAGAACTTGATAAATTTGCTCCAAGAACTTTGTTCTCTGATACTTACGTACAACTTGCGGAGTTGCTTGGAAGTGACAAGAAGGCATCGCAATTACTATCGTCGTTGGGTTATGTCGGCATTAAATATCCGGCAGACAATATGCGTGGCGGCCGTGAGGACGATGCGAAGAACTATGTTATCTTCAACGAGAATGATGCGGAGATAACTGACCATGTGCGTTTTTTCAAGACCAAGAATGGTGAGGCTTATGGCTTTACTGTTGGCGGCAAGATTTACTATGACCCGAGGATTGCGAATGCTGAGACACCTGTGCATGAGTATGCCCACTTGTGGGCGAGTGCGCTGAAGGCGAACAATACGAAGGAGTGGAAGAACGTGGTGGACTTGATGAAGGGCACCAATGTTTGGGAGGAGGTGAAGAAAACCTATCCCGAACTTGAGACGGACGATGAGATTGCTGACGAGGTACTTGCCACGTATTCGGGCCGCAGGGGTGCGGAGCGACTTCGTGAGGAGATGCGCAAGGCTGCTGCCGAGGGCGATGGCGTGATGGGCAAGGCTGAGGCGGTGAGTGCGTTGCAGCGTGTGAAGCTTGCCATTGACAAGTTCTGGAAGGCTGTGGCAGACTTCCTTCACATTCACTACACGAGTGCCGAGGAAGTGGCTGACAGAGTGATGAAGGATTTGCTTGACGGTGTGGACCCGAGAAAGTTTGTCAAGAAGGATAATGTAAAGGAAATAGATGGCATCAGATATTCGCTGAAAGATGGTTCGTTCCTTCGCTCGGGCAGTTACTTTAGCGGTGGCGGATTGCTTGAGGAGGGGTTGAAGGATTATCTTGACCCCAAGGTTGCTGTGGAGTTCAACGAGAAGATTTCGGGTGTGTACAGGGATAACTTTGGCAACCATATTGTGACTGCTGATGTGCGTGATGTGGACCCGAAGGAGCTTGTGAAGGACATTGACGGGCCTGTGCAGTATTTCCATGCGTCGCCGGTGTGCAAGAATTTTTCGACAGCGAAGCGTGACGGCGGTGAGGTGGAACTTGACAAGGAGACTGCAAGGTCGACGGCGCAGTTTATTGGTGAGACTCGCCCGAAGGTGGTGACGATTGAGAATGTGAAGGGCTACAAGAATAGTGATGCCTTGAAGATTATAACTGACGAGCTGACTGCCCAGGGTTATGACTGGGACATGGGTGTGTATAATGCGGCGGACTATGGTGGCTACACTAATCGTGAGCGTTTGATAGTGCGTGCTGTGCGTGATGGAAAGTTGCCGCCTAAGCCTGAGGCTCTGCCCGAAGGTGAGCGCAAGGGTGGCTGGATAGAGGCTGTGTCGGACCTTATGGAGGGTCTGCCGGAGAAGAAGAGTGGTGTGCCCAAGTGGGTTGACGAGCGGTTGAAGGGTGAGGGTATAGACTACCGTCACATAGACAAGCCGCTGTATGTGTTTGGCCAGGGTAACAGCCGTACTTCGATACCTCATGCTTTTGCCGATGAGTTGCTGCCGACGTTGCGGACGAAGGGTGGTGATATGATAATTATGCCTGACGGCCGTGTGTTGAAGGTGACACCGAGGGTGCTGGCTCGTGTGACGGGTTTGGCAGATGACTATGAGATGCCTGCGACAGACGACTTGGCGCATACGGTGGTGGGCAATGGCATTCCGACTCAGTTGTCGGAGCATATTATTGGTCCGCTGCTTGCAGATGTGTTTAATGGTGGTGAGCCTGCGAGGAAGGACGGCAGTGCGCATTTGGGACGTGGCAATGTTGCTGGCGAGATGGGTGCTGCAGAGGACTACACGGCATTTGCCAGCCGGTATGGTGTCAGCGAGGATATGGTGAAGGATTATGCGTTTGGCATGGAGACTGGCAACTTGCAAAAGGCTAATTTTGCCTTGGCTGAAATACGCCGTACGATGCGTGTGGCAAACCGTGGCATGAAGCTTTCGGAGTTTGGCAAGTTGTTCCGCCCTGTGCAAAAGGAGTTGGCTGAACGTTATGGTGACATAGAGGTGTTGCGGCAGGAGTATATTGATGCTGAGATGCGTGAGCGTGGCGTTATGGAGGCTGCCCGCAAGCGTGCCGAGGAGGAGGCGGCAAAACGTAAGGCTCGTGCTGATGAGTTGCGTTTGTTGCCGGAAGAGGAACTTGACAGGCGTTATTTTGAGGCGGTTGAGCGTGGTGACGATGCTGCTGCCCGCGAGATGCTTGACGAGGCTGCCCGCCGCAAGGGTTATGGCGATACTGAAAGTGAGTACCAGGGTGTGGGTGCATGGGTGGCACCGTCGAACCCTGGTTATGAGACGGACGAAGCGAGACGTGACGCCGTTGGCGAAGACTCGCCTAACCTCAATGTGGAGGACATGGCGGCAGGCTACAGCAACCAACCAGAAGACATTTTTGTGCATCCTGATAAATACTCGCAAGGCTTGTCAACAAGCAAGGAGAGCGGCAAGGCGATACAGACGGCCATTGACGACATACGGAACGGTAAGAAGGAGGTAAAAATAAAGGTGTATCGCGCTGTGCCTACCTCAGTAAAGGAGAGCAAATTGCGCAATGGTGACTGGGTGACCCCCTCGAAGGAGTATGCAGAGATGCATGGCAACAACCGTTTGGAAGGTAAGTACCGCATCATTGAAGATGAGGTGCCAGCTGGTGAACTTTGGTGGGACGGCAACGATGTCAACGAATGGGGCTTTGACGATGGCAAGGGCTACAAGTATAAGAATGTGGAGAACAGCCGCAAGTTGAATGACCTTGTGACGCGTGATGATAATGGCGAGATTATTGCTCCTTCGAAGCGTTTTGACGAGAATGTGGAAGATGTTCGTTTCAGAGAGGACAATGTGAAGAATCCGGCTGAAATGTCTGAGGAGGAGAAATCAAGTCGTGGTAATCTGCTTTTGAGTGTTCCAGCGGTGAATGTAGAAAGCAACCAAATTGTGAAGACGGAAGAAATGTCTGCACGAAGGGCTGCTGAAAAGTGGTGGAGAGAGCACATAGGTGAGCCTTTGTTCTATGATACAGAGGTCGGGCAGGTTGAAATCAATGAGAATTCTATTGGTTCTTCATTGGCTCATCGCTATGGTCAAGCCAAACTTGATGCTATCACTTCGCTGAAAGATGGTTTTAAGAATGCGGTTTATCTTGGAACGATGCCTGACTTTGTGCGACAAGAAGGTGTGCAAAATCATTATTTTGCTTACCCTATCATGTATAATGGAAAACGAAATTATGTGTTTTGCAGAGCTATGCAGGACAATAACAAGAATAGATTGTACGTGCACGAGGTCTTTGTTGCGGACAGTATACAAAATGAGGGCAATACCCTTCAAACCGCAGCGTCTCAGCCTCACGGAGGTATTGCCCTCTACAAAGCAATCCTTTCGGACGTTTTGTCTGCTGCAAAGGTAGGGAATAATTTTGAAACCTTGCAACTTTCTGCCTCAGAAAAAGCCAAGCACCAGGCTGCCAATGACCTTGCGCGGCAGATGCACGTGGAGGGTGAAGTAGAGGTGGTGACAAGCACTGAGGGCTTGACCGGCAGACAGGCGAAGGCTAAGGGCTGGTATGATGTGAGGACCGGACGTGTGACGATTGTGCTGCCCAATAACAAGAATGCGGCTGATGTGCGTGAGACGGTGTTCCACGAGGTGGTGGCGCACAAGGGGCTACGTAACCTTGTGGGTGAAGAGCACTTTAACACCTTCCTTGATAACGTGTACAACAATGCTGAGGAGGGCATCAAGCAGACCATTGACGAGATGGCTGAGAAGAAGTATAATGGTGACAAGCGCAAGGCTACTGAGGAGTATATGGCGCACTTGGCCGAGGACGGTGAGTATGTGAAGCCGGAGAACCAGGGCTTCTTTGCGAAGGTGAGGGATTTCTTGACGGACTTGCTGAGGAAGGTCGGCATCAAGCTTGGCTTTAAGTTGACGGACAATGATTTGCGCTACATATTGTGGCGTAGCTGGAAGGGGCTTGCTGAGCGTGATGGCGGTTCGGTGTTTGAGAAGGCTGAAGATGTGAAGATGCAGCATGAGCTTGGTCAGACTGACGAGGCTCGCTCGGCGAGTGGTGAGAATGGTATCATGTTCCGTGAGGGGAGTGATGAGCTGAAGGACGTTGTGGAGAAGATGAAGGCTGACGTTGAGCGGTTGCATGAGGGTGAACTTGATGATTTGCGCTCGGGTGCACGGGCTATTGGCGGCAGACTGAGCGAACTGAACAAGGCGATGCGCCTGCAGCGTGCTTATGACATGAGCACTGTGGCGAGTGTGACGGAGCTGGCGAAGACGATGCTCAAGAATGGCTTGCTGAGTGAGATGAGTGACTATGATGTGCGCCGTTTGCTGTCGGTGGTGAATAATGTGCATGGCAAGGGTGACATCAGGCCTTATGTGCAGAAGGTTGTGGACATGATGGTTGGCAACCGGCTGCGTAATGTGTCGAAGGCGTTTGACAAGTTGCTTGCCATGCGTGGCAAGAAGGTTGATGCGCGTGGCGTGGAGGTGCAAGGTGAGCTTGACTTGGCCGGTCAGCGCATGGCAGATGTGGTGTGGAAGGGCATTGGCATGTCGGACGATGATGTGGCGGACATGTGTGCTGATGCCCAGGACCGCATGATGAGTGCGAATGGTGCGGAGGCAGCTGCTGCTGCGACGGACTATGCCGGGTGGCAGATTGTGATGCGTTACAATGAGACGATACGTGACAGCAAGAGTGAGGAGGTGCGGTTGCGCGAGGATTTGAAGCGTGCGAAGGAGGATTATGATGCCGGGCGTATGACGCGTGAGGCTTACATGGAGTTCAGGGAGAGCACGAATGACGCGATACGCGAGAACCGCATTGAGCGTGCTGAGGCTTATGAAGAGTTGTATGAGCAGCTTGGTGGTGCTTATGGGGAGAGCATTAAGCGTGCGGCTGACTTTAAGGCTGCCGAGAAGGCGCGTGTGCTGGAGATACAGCATAATGCGAACTCGGACATGGAGGGCCGCCCGGCGCGCTCATACAGAAAGGAAACTGCTGTGGACAAGGTGCTGAACAGCTCGCCAGTGCAGTTGTTGTTTGCCCCGCTTGGTACGTTTGACCAGATGCTGCGTATGTTTGGCAGCAAGAATGTGAAGGGTGAGGGTTACTTGTGGAACCGGTACATGCGTGGTTGGCTGACTGCGACAGAGAATGAGTATACGGGTTATCGCGATGCTACTGCCGAGCTTGACGCGAAGGCTGCTGAGGTGCTTGGCAAGGGTAAGACTTGGGCAGACTTGTTTGCGCTTGAGCGTAAGTTGCCGAAGGCTACGGTGCGTGTGTGGGACGATGGCGAGATGAGGGGGCTTGAATTGCCCCAGGGTAACTTGCTTTACATCTACATGGTGAACAAGATGGCTGACGGCCGCATGAAGTTGCGCAAGATGGGTGTGACGGAAGATGATGTGGCTGCGATTGAGGATTTTATTGACCCGCGGTTGAAGGAGATTGGTGACTGGCTGCAGGAGGTGTATCTTGTGGAGAAGCGAGGCAAGTATAATGAGGTGTATGAGCGTATGTTTGGTGCTGCGATGGCTTCGATAGACAATTACTTCCCGCTGAAGATATTGAAGGACGCACGTGCTGAGAATGTGGACGTGGGTGTGGAGAAGCGTGAGTCGGAGATGGCTTCGACCATTACGGGCAGTTTTATAAAACGTAAGCGTAATGCGCTGCCACTTGACTTGCTGAACTCTGATGCCTTTTCGGTGGTGCTGGACCACTTGCAGGAGATGGAGCACATTAGTGCCTATGCGGAATGGAACAGGGACTTGAACACGCTGTTGTCGTACAAGCACTTCCGTAACCAGGTGAAGAATATGCGTAGTGCATACGGTAGCGGTGAGCGGCTGTGGAAGACTTTTAACAAGGTGGCGTGTATTGCTGCCGGCACTTATGACCCGCCCAAGGCTCTTGCTGACAAACTGGCTGTAAACATAGCGAAGGGTGTTACTGCTGCGAAGATTAGCTTGCGTGTGTTTACTGCGCTCAAGCAGCTTACTTCGTTCCCCGCGTACTTGTCGGACAGTAATCCGGTGTATCTGCTGAAGGGTGTGGCGAACCCGTATGGTTCGTGGAAATGGTGCATGGAGAATTTGCCCTTGTTTGAGAAACGCTGGAAGAGCCGCATGGCTAGTGACCCGCGTTTGCTGAAGAATGAGATGGACTGGAGTTTGTGGCGCGACAATGTGGTGCAGATGGCTGCCAGGTGGGGTATGACTCCGAATGCTTTTGTAGATGCGCTGACGGTGTGCATAGGTGCGAGGGCGATGTATGAGACGAGGCGGAGGAAGTATATTCGTTATGGTTATGGCCTGGAGGAGGCTGAGCGACGTGCGAAACAAGATGCTTCGATATTGTATAACCAGACTCAGCAGTCGAGCGAGGGTGCTTTTTTGTCGGCCTTGCAGGTGGATAGGTCGTGGTATTCGGTGATGTTCACGGTGTTCAGGAACTCTTCGATGTCGTATACGCGTCAGTTGTATGCTGCATTGCGCAACACTGGCCGCAGGATAGCGGGTGGTGCGAAGTTTAAGGGCATTAGCGAGGCGTTTATGGCTAAGCAGATGGAGCGTGACGGGATAGACCCGGATAAGGCTTCGAAGAATGCTAAGGCGGAGTATCGCAAGAGTTGGATAAATGACTTTGTGCGTGCTGGTGTGTTTGGCTATGTGTTGCAGCTGGCTTGGAATTGTGGTCCGTATGCGCTATATATGTTGTTTGGCGACGATGAGAAGAAGGGCAAGGAGATGTGGCATGATATATGGACGCACACTGCATTTGGCTCGGTGGAGGGCTTGACCGGTGGTGATGCGTGGAGCGCGGGCTTGCAGTCGCTGTGGAATCATTATGTGAATGGTGAGGACTTTAATGTTAACAGCGTGTATAAGAATATGCCATTGACGAGTGACTTGCTTAATGTGGTGAAGAAGGTTGGCAGTGACAATTATGGTGCGGTGAATGATGTGCTGAACTTGCTTGTGCAGGCTGGTTTTGGTGTGAACCCTCAGACGCTGACAGATGCGGCGGTGGCGATATATGACTATTGTGGCTCTGATGTTGAGACGACGAAGGAGTGTGCGCTGCTTGTGATGCGTGTGATGAACTGCCCTCAGAGCCAGATGGATAATATTTACTTTGATGAGATAGATGCTACTGGCGAGGAGGCGAAGGCGATGAGTGTGGAGGAGATTGCTGAACGCTATGCGAGGTATAAGGCTTTGCGGAGTGCCCCGTTGCGTGCGTTGAGCAGTGATGCCTTGAAGGCTGCTGAAAAGAAGCCTCGCGAGAGGGTGCTGACGGAGGCGAAGGAGCAGCTTGACGGCCGATTGATGACTGAGGAGGCTCAAAGGTATCTTGATGAGTATGAGGCGACGAAGAAGAAGGTGACGGAGACTCGTGCTTTGGCTGATACTGACCCGAAGGCTTTTATGCAGCAGATGCCGGCCTTGGCGCGCTCGGGTGAGTTTAGGAGGTACAGGCGTGTCGGGCTGTACAAGAGTGAGGTTAACAAGCTGACGAAGAAGTTGCTCCGGACGAGTGACCCGGCAGAGCGTAGGGCGTTGTTTGGTAAGATGCTTGATGCTCGTGACAAGATGCTGAAGCAGGTGAGGGAGATGGAGTGAGGAGAGGGATAGTTTTAAGTTGAGGAGTTGAAAAGTTAAGAGGTCGGTTTGAGTGGTTGAAATTGCAGAGGTTACTTCATAAGCTTTTCAACTTATCAACTTGAAACTCCAACTCCTCAAATCATCAACTTGTCAACTAATACCTCTAATGGGTAGTGATAGAAAGAAAAAGCGTGGCAGTGTATCTGAGGGCACTGAAAAACCTCTCAAATTCTTTTATGTCTAAAAATAATGCTCATATG